AGGATATCGGGGCAAGCCTTGGCACTGCTTTGATTAAAGCAGGAGCATTGACTGAGGATTCTGCACAGGAACTTGGGACAAATCTTGTTTCTGGATTTATTACAGGAATTGCTTCTAAGATCGATGGCTCTGGAGGATTAGTCGAGACGGTTGCTGAAGCAGTATCGAAGAGCTTGAATGCAGGGCTTGAAGCATACAGCACAATTCACAGCACGTTTATTGGCACAACACTTCCGAGCTATGTCAGCGAGCTTGTAACGGTATACACGAATTTCATTAATCAGTTTGTTGCAGACATGAATGCAGGAGTAAGTTCTGTTATTTCTGCATTTAATTCCATGTATATCAATTCTATGGCGGTTCTTTCTGGATTGTCGAATTCGGCACACAGATGGGGTGTTGATATGATGCACAATCTTGCGAGTGGAATTTATTCAGGAGCAAGTGCGGTGCGTAATGCGGTTGCGGCAGTTGCGGCAATGATCGAATCGTATTTGGGATTCTCTGAGCCTGATGTTGGGCCGCTGAGCAATTTCCATACGTTCATGCCTGACATGATGAAGGAGATGGCAACCGGGATTTCTCAGAATAGTTACCTCCCGGAACAGGCGATCAACAATGTAGCATGGATGCTTGCAAACAGCATGAGCACTGGGATGCCTGAGGTTGCGATGGGGACTGTTACACCTTATGGGATTGGAATGAGAGGAGAAAAGACTCAGGAAGATCAGATGTCGCAGTTCATGGATATGATGCAACAGAGCATGTTCCAAGCATTTAATGCGGCTCTTGGGAATCAGGGTAACAAGATGGTTGCTGAGGTTTATCTGGATGGCAAGCAGATTTCGGATAGTGTGACGAAGTGGCAGAGACGAGATAACAGGGCGGGAGGTCGATAAGCATGGTATTGAAAATAGATGGTCATGATATCACCTCCCTGATTGCTCATGGGGGATTGAAGTGGCAGAGGAATGACCTTGAAAGCCCGAAGGCGGGACGAACGCTTGATGGCTTGATGCACAGAGGGAGGGTCAGCACGAAGGTTCGATTAGATGTAACGTGCAGACCTTTGAATTCGAGTGAGGTTATGAATCTGCTAAATTGGATTTATCCAGAATATGTTTCGGTCGAATATGATGACCCGATGCAGGGCAGGGTGTTGAAGACGATGTACTCGAACAACAACCCTGCTACTTTTTTGATGGTGCATTCGGATGGAACTGAGACTTGGGATGATATCACGTTTCCGTTGATAGAGAGATAGTGTGGGGGTGAGATTATGACATTGGATGAGTTTCTTAATAAAATTCAGGGTGTTTGTTTTGGAAGCAAGGGTCAGGACACGAAGAGCATGGTGGATGCTATATCTTCTTCTGGTGGTGGGGTGTTGATTGCAAATGTTGAAACATTCCTTGATCCTGAAACTGGTGATTCGGCGTATGTGTTAGATAAAACTGCAGGGGAAATGTTGCAGGCAATACGAGATGGGAAAAATGTGTATGCTAAATTTGAAATTCCAGAAGATGCTTTTCAAATGATTCAAATAGTTAATTGTATGTTTATGGGCGGATTATATTATTTTGAGACAACAATACCTGAAACGGGTGTTTTTGGTTGCAATTCCCTTGATGAGTATCCGAAAAGCGAGACAAACCCGAAATAATTTTCAATTAAAGGATTAAGTATCTATTTTTATATCAGGTTGGAGTTCCATCCGATTGATCGGTAGGTGGTGTGAATGCAGAATACATCGGAGGTTTTTGATCGGCTTTTAAATGAAAATCATTATGTTGAGACAAATGTCACGATTGGAAGTGGCGGAGGGCTGTTGATCGATCAGACCGGGGATGCAATTGTATTCGGAGGAGACAGGATTAATGTTGATCCGGGGACTGGAGGCTCTGGATATGGCGAGAACATGTTGATTACTGTTCAGACCAATACTGGAACGTTTTCTGGGGAATTCCCGTCAGTCGGGAACGCAATTGCGGGAGAGATTAGCCTTTCGATGTATAAACCAACCGGGGTGATCGAGCGGATGGCAAAGGTTAGTCCGTGGATCAGACTTGTCGGGGAAGATGAAGAGTCTGAGTGGATTCAGAAAGGCACGTTCTATATCGATACCCGTGAGTACGAAGAAGATGGACATGGCAATATTGTCATGACAATACATGGGTATGATGCGATGCTGAAAGCGGAAGAAGATTTTCCGATGGACGCATCGATTTTTGATTTGACCGGGTTTGCGACAGACATTGATGTGGTTGAGTTTATTGCGAATAAAATTGGGATTTCTGTTGATCCAAGAACATATGATGATATGGATCAGGGATATGTAATCCCAAGGCCGTTGGGATATACGATGAGAGAGGTTCTTAAGTATATCGCGGCAATGTATGCAGGGAATTTCATAATTGCAGATGCGGCAGGGATTGATTCTGGAATCGGGCAATATGTGGAACAACTGAGGATGCTCCCGATTCGGAGTTATGCGAATCCCACTCAGGTATTGGTAGATGGAGCAGATGGAGCGGCTATTACGTTTGGAGTGTTTGAAGCAGGAGTTCCGGGGGAGGTGAGAATTCTTGTCTAGCGTGTTTCTTGGGAATAACGCGGCGGTTGTGACAAATGCCCCGGATTTGGGCGCATATTCAAAGGTTATCATTCGTATTTCTGATGAGGAAGAAATAACGGTAGGAGACGATTCCGGGAGAGTGCTTGAGATCAATTGCCCGTGGGGGACGGTTGAGATGGCGAACAACATCTTGAATGGGTTGATTGGGTTCGCGTATCAACCGTATCAGGCAGAGGGTTCTTTGCTGAATCCTGCGGCGGAGTTGGGAGATTCCGTAACGGTTCATGGAATTTATGGTGGAATTTATAAGCGCGGGATTTATTTCGATGATTTGCATTCGACCGATATAGCGGCACCCGTGGACGAGGAAATCGATCATGAATATCAATATGAACCCGCAGAGGAAAGGCGTGTTAGAAGGCAATTTGAAGCCGTAGATGCGGCTTTAACGATTCAGGGCAATGAGATTGCGGCGAGGGTGTCCAGAACTGGAGGGGACAATTCATCGTTCGGGTGGAGTTTGACGGAAGATGGGTTTGTGCTTTCTAGTAATAATAGAGCGGTGTTTGAAGCGACTTCGGAAGGCATTAAGGTGCATGGAGTTATAGAGGCAACAAGCGGATATATCGGGAATGAGAATTATGGGTTCACGATAACAAGCAATGCAATCTATAACGGCGTTACTGGGTATACAGATACAGAACATAATGGAATCTATCTTGGAACCAATGGGATTGTTCTTGGAAAAGGAGCATTTAAAGTTGATGCAAGCGGGAACTTCTATGCGAACAATGGAACGTTTGCCGGGAATATCTACGCAGGGAATATTCAGTATGGAGGGAATGCGGGATATTTCAATGGAAGTGGGATTGGAGGAGGAAGCATTCCGAGCGGGAAGCTTGGGAGCGGATCGGTTTCTAAATCTAATCTTGCGAGTTCAATCACGGCGTGGTTAAAGCAGGAAAACATTGATGTTGAGGCAACAAAAGCGTTTGTAGCAACGCTTGGTTCTGGAAGTGGGTATCTGAATACAAGCACTGGGAAAATTACTTCCAGTTTTTATTATCAAGGTTCATATATTTCAAAAAGAACCTATACAGTTCCGGGAACGAGTACGACAATACGTTATTTGGGTTATTAATTTTAGGAAGGATTTTAATATGGAAGCAAATTTAATTAGCGCGATTATAAGAACACTTGAAACAATTCCTGTTTATGGGAAAGTGAATTGTAATAAGATGGCGGGTTGCATTAGTGCACTCGAATCGCTTTTAATGCCTCCTGCGGAACCCGCAAAAGAAGATAATCAAGTATCGGAGGAGGAAAAGAATGGCTGATAAATCAATTACCGAGCTTGCACAGGCAACAAGCATTTACACATCGGATTTATTTGTTCTGAGCCAGAGCGGAATTGCGAAACAGTTAACCGGGCAGACATTGAGGAATGGATTGCTTGAGTGGTTGGATGGGCATGGCGGGATAAAAAGAATAGTAAAGACAGGATCGACCGGGACTAACCCGGTCGTTGATACATATACGATAACCTATGCGGATGATTCGACATTTGCTTATACGGTCACGAATGGTTTGAAGGGCGATACAGCATATTGGTATGTTCACATACGATATTCTGATAATCAACCGACAAGAAATGCTGACATGAAAACAACTCCAAGTAATTGGATGGGTGTTTACAGCGGTTCTAGTTCAAGTGCTCCGACTTCTTATACATCGTATCAGTGGTACAGGATTCGTGGAGATACTGGAGTTGGGATTTCTGGTATTGCGCAGAATGCAGATTATTCGTTCACGATTTCAATGGATGATGGAACGAGTTATACGACTTCTCCGTTGAAGGGCGAGGATGCTCCATATGTCACGAATGTTAGCACGAATCAGACAATGGTGCCCGGAACAACTCGCACTTGGACAATGACATTCAGCGATGGAACGACTCAGACTTTTAATGTGTATGATGGCGCAAACGGTGATGGCGCGGGTGATATGACAAAAGCTGTATATGACACGAACAATGTAGGGCAGGACATTTTCACTTATGTTGATACGGCAGTCGCAGGAAGAGCGGCATTGTCTCATACGCACACGATGAGCCAGATTACCGACTTTACTCATGATGTAGTTGTCGAGGCAAGCGTTGCGGCGATTTCGGGGTTGAGCCTTACATATACAACTGTTGCAGGGCACATGGCTGATGGGAAAATCCCGATTGTTGTTATTGGTGGAAATAAGATTTATATTGCCTCGTACATTGCGTCTAACAATATTTATTTTATTTATCAAACATATGACGGGACTTTATATTACATATCGTTATCAAATGCAAATGCAATTGCGAGCGGAAGCATGGCACTTGCGAAGATAGCAAGTCCTGCGTTTTCTGGAACGCCTACGGCACCGACTGCGGGGAATTCAACTAATTCCGATCAGATTGCAACAACAGGGTTTGTTAAAAATCTGATTGATGCGAACAGTGGAATTTGTGGATTAAATGCAAGTGGAGAAATTGATCCTGCGAAATTATATTCTAAAACCGTTGTTATAACTGCGAATACAACGCTTTCAACTGATCATGCGGGGAAGACATTGCTCGTTGGATCGGATTCAAATGATATTACCATTACAATTCCCGCATATTCAAGCGGGACTAGCTCTGCGTTTGCAACAAACGCCGAAATCGAGATTGTGAGAACTGGGTCAAAAGAAGTCAGTTTTGCTGTGGCGAGCGGGGTAACGCTTCGTTCTGTTGATTCGATGCATTCCATTTCTGCGCAGTATGCGTCTGTTGGATTGAAGATGATTTCTCAGAATGAATGGTTGTTGACTGGATCATTGGCGTGAGGTGACGCTTATGAGAATGTCTAGAAGGATTTTCACGTTTGGTGGGACAAAATCATTTAATGAGGATTCGTTTTCGTTTTCTGTTCCAGAAAAAGCAGAGTTCCATGATGATGGCGGCGGGAGATGGCATATTGACATTCTCGCATCTGGGACTTTGGTTTTTAATATTCCTGCCGTTATTGATGTATGGTGCGTTGGTGGAGGTGGAGGAGGCGGAGGAGAAGTCAAATCCATCTACAACAACAGAGGAGCAGGAGGAGGCGGAGGCGGATACACGAATGGTGCTTCCAATATTGCTGTTACACCTAGTACCGAATATGCGATTGAGGTTGGCGTAGGAGGAAATGGTGGGAGTAATGCTACCACGAATCATACTAACAGAGTCGTTGGTGGATGGGGAACGAATGGTGGCACAACATCTGCCTTTGGCGTTTCTGCTCTTGGTGGCATGAGAGGCGTTACGGTTGATCCGACTAATTCTCAGTATTTATATACTGGTGGGAATGGAGGCTCTGGCGGAGGAGGGATTATTTCTGCTTCCGGGAATGGTTCTGGCGGCGTTGGAGGAGACAATGGCGGTAATGGAGGAGGGTTTAGACCCGGAATTGGTGGTGTTTCTACCACATACGACTTTTCTGACAATTCTGCAACATTAAGATGCGGAGGAGGAGGCGGAGGAAGCAGAGGAAATGCGGCTTCTGCACCCGGAGGATCAGGAGGAGGCAGTGGCGGAAACGGAGCGAGCAATTCTGCTTCTATTGGAAGTGGACATGCCGCGATTGCAAATTATGGGGGCGGCGGAGGCGGCGGAGCTTACTGGTTTAGCGGCTCTTCGTATGAAGGATTCCCCGGCGGAGTTGGCGGCTCTGGGATAGTAATTATCCGCAGTCACAGATAAGGAGAACAACATGAGCGAATTAGTAAATTACGCAACAAATATTGCTTTAGTTGGAGATAATAACCGAGTCGTAAATATCATCTGGGGGATGTTTTATAACACGGATGAATATGAACGATGGGGATATGCGGCGGCTGTTCCAATTGGTGATCTTGGAGTTCAGATCGGTGATTTGTATGATGATGAAACCGGGAAGTTTTATAACAGTGAAGGCGAAATCATTAAAATGACGGCTGAGATATTGAATGAAGAGATCGATGCGCTTGATGAATTTATAATCAATGCATTGTATGAAGAAATTATCGAGAATGCGGAGGATGAGTTAAATGCTTTATAAGGTTTTAAAAAGGACAATCGAGCGTGGCAAGAATCTTGATGATATGCAGGAGAAACTTGATATTTTCCTTGCGGCGGGGAAATTGACTATCGAGGAATATAACGAACTCGTGGAATTGCTTCATCAAGTAATGCCAGAGGAGTAAATAATGAAACGGGTTCTGCATTTTGGTGATTCTGGTGAAGATGTGCTTTATATTAAGCAACAGCTTTTCAACAAAGGGTATTATCCGCCGAGCGTAAAAGAAATTAAAAGCGACAAGTGGGGGAACGATACCAGTCTGGCGGTTGAGAATTTTAGGAATCGGTATATACCAAATTGCGAGATCAATCAGATTTTGTGGGATGCGATCATAAATGCAGAGCCGATTCCAGAACCAGAGATTCCATCAAACATCAGCCGAATTGCGGGCGCGGCAATCAGCAATGCATTACAGGGGGTTTCGGCAAAGCGTAAGGGAATGGTCTTGGATGCGTTGCAGTTTGCTTGGGATGCGGATGCTCCGACAGAGTTTCCGCGTTCTTTTTATATCCGAGCCGCCAATCTTTATGATGACATTGGGAAACTTCATGTAATGACCAAAGCAAGATTGGATTCTTACTTTTCCAAATCAGCATATAGGCAGTATTTCAGCGGCGGTCGCAAAGAAATGATGTTGAAGGCGGCAGAGGCGAGCGGATATACGATTTCTGGTGCGGATTGCAGTGGAGGAGTCGTTGGACTGCTGAGGAATTCCGGGATAGTGAAATCTGGATGGGACTGCTCCGCTGATGGTTTTTTTAAGCAAACAGGAAGTTGGTCTCATGTTGATCCGACTGAAATGCTTCCTGGCGATTTGGTTCATAAAAGCGGGCATATTGGAATATATGTAGGTGGCGGCTATACGGTCTCTTGGGAAGGAGGCGCTTATGGGTGTCAACTTATCCAAGTAGGAACAAATCTGGATCAAAAGCGAAAAGATTTTGATTTTGTAGATCGTTCTTATAAAACATTGGGACGATGGGAAAATTACTTGCACGGCAAATTTTATTAAGTGATATGGCAAAAAGCCGTTTGTATTAGGAGGGAATATTACATGGAATTAGTAGGGGCATTAAACAGAGTGTTTGAGAAGGTGTTGGGAATTAAAACTGCCGACTCAAAAAAGCTATTGGATGATTATATAGGTGGAGGCGGTGGAGAATCTGGCGGCTCTAGTGAAAGGTTCATTGTAAATATTAGCTTGACAGATGACAGCTCTGAATTTCCTAACGGATTTACCGGGCAAGAATATTGTTCCCTTGATAAAACGACAGCAGAAATAATGGAAGCAATCAATCAAGGAAAACAAGTGATTGGAGTTTATGAGGCAACATGGAATGATGGATTGGGAGAAAGCAGTATATATCAAGAATCCCCGTTGGTAAGTTTTATGCATCTGCGTTCTCCAGTTGAACATTACAGGATAGCATTTTCAACTCCTGATGCTGATGTATTGGGGATGGAGACACTTGCTTGCTTTTATGGCGATCTAGATGGGTATCCAAATTGTATTGAACCTGAAGCTAATTCCATATGATTAGTTGATTAAATATCGTTTTATTGGATGAAACAGCGAAAGCTGTTTTTTGTTGGAGGTGAGAGCATGAGCGTGAAGGTTGCGGAAGCGATTGGAGATGAGAAAGGCGGCTCCCGTGGAGGAGAACCGGGTGATCAGACCGGGAATGAAATCCTGATCAGAACATTCAAGAAACGGTCGTATGAGTTTACTGAATGTTTAAGATGCACAGATCGTGGGATGGCGTATGAAGCCGCATCGTATGCAAAACGGATTGCAGAATGCTCACAGTTCGGGTACAACCAGTCGGATCGATGGAGCGGGCCGAAGGCGATTGAAAAAGTTGGAGGAGAACGGTTGGAGTTTGCCGAAAAGGGTGACTTTGATTGTTCGAGCTTTGTGATTGAGGCGTATCGGCTCGCGGGTTTGAATGTCAAGATGACCGGGTATACCGGGAGCATTTACAAGATTCTTAAAGGAACTGGGCTGTTCGTAGATGCGGATAAGGTTTTGGAAGATGCAGAATATGCCGAAGTCGGGGATGTTCTAAATGCGCCGGGTAAGCATGTTTTGATGTTCATTACGGATGGAAGCAAGGCGGAGCCTGAGCCTGAGCCAGAACCGATTGGGAGTTATGTCGAGATCATTCGTGGGAAAGTGAATGTTCGGAAAACGCCAGAGATCAGAAGTGGGAATGTATTGATGATTGCGAGGCAGGGAGACACATTCCCGTATCTTGACCATGATGAAAGAGATCAGTCGGGGAAGATTTGGTGGGAAGTCGAGTGTGAAGGAAGAGTCGCGTATATTTCTTCCGAGAATCCAAGACATGCGATTTTGGTAGAGGCGTGACATGAAGTACAGTAAAAAGATCGTTTTGATGTCAATCAGCGCGGTTCTTCTGTTCTGGGTGATGGAGACTGCGCTGATTTATTACGGTGGAGAGGGATATTCGGATCGTTTTATAACGTGTTGGTTTTCCTTTTGGGGAGTTGAGCTTGCGGCATTAGCCGGGATAAAAATTACAGAAACAAAGTATTCCGAAGATGAGGAAGCTGTGGGATAAGCAGGAGGAACTATGAATTTTAAATTTTTGTTCTTAGATGGTACGGACACGACTGGGGAATCCCAGATATTTTACTGCGATGAAGGGAAGAGCCTGACGCTTCAGGTCAAGAACCTTGGCAATTCCGTCTTGGATGTTGAGGTTGATGGACTTACGGATGCTGATGGGGATTTTCAGACATTGGCGGTAACGAATCTGGGAGATTTAACAACTGACGATTCTATTGCGGCAGAGGGGATTTATCGGGTATCTCTTGATGGGATCATGCAGATCAAAGTTAAAAACAATGGGACTGCGGGAGATGTTAAGGCGTTCGGAGTTATGACAACGTATTAAGAAAGGATATGAAATGAGATTTTCAATCATTATCCCGGTGCATAATGGAGAGAAGACGATTGAGCGGTTGCTTGGGAGCCTGATTATCCAAAGGCATGCGATTCATGAAGTGCTTGTTTGCAATGATCATTCTTCTGACAAAACAGTTGATGTTGTAAGGCAATATAAGAATTTGCTTCCGATTCTGGTGCTGAATGTTCCTGATGAGATCGGATATAGCCCCGGAAATGCGAGGCAGTATGGATTGGATTATGCGACAGGGGATTGGGCAGTATTTGCGGATGCAGATGATATCCTCACGTTTAATGCGATTGGATATTATAAGAAAGCAATTGAAGCTAATGACAAAGCAAGGATTATTTGCGGGGCGTTCGATGAGGTGAATTTTGATCCTTTTTTCGTGATCGAGCACATGTCAAGCCCTCTTGCGTGGGTGCATGCAAAAGCATTTAACATTAATCACATTCGTGAGCATGGGCTTAGGTTCCATCCAACATTGTATACACATGAAGATAAGTATTTTACAATGCTGAATCTGCTTGATATCAGGTTGAGCGGGTTCGAGCCTGTAATGCAGGATGTGACAACATATTATTGGTGCAGATCGGAAGGAACGATTGTTTCAAGGGATAATGGAAAGTATCCGATTCTTAGTCTTGTAGATTCGATGGATGCAATCATAGAACCAGTAAGGCTTTTGTCTGAGAAGTATGGGTTGAATCGGGATCAGGTAATTGCGAATGTCGGAGAAGGACTTTTCCAGTCGGTTATCGAAGCGTATTACAAGTTTCAGGGAGCGGTCTTTAAATGGGGAGATTCGATTCTTGAAGAGAACAATCTTGCAGAGCGTGTCATGGAACGAATTTCAAAAGTCAGGGAAATGACCGGGTGGACGAACCAAGATATCGTAGATTTGTGTTATGAGAATGTCAAAGTATTTAATGACATGAAAGGTGATACGGTTCGCACAATCGGAGAGTTTGTTCCATATCAAACGATACATGAGTTTTTGAATGTGTGAGTTAGAGGTTTAATCGCCCGATTGGGCGTTTTTTATTTGCCAAAAGATGATCGTTCGATTGTTGAAGTCGAATGAGGAGGGAATATGTATTTAAAGTTTCTTTTTCTGGATGAGCATAATACATCCGGGGTTTCTCAGGTTTTTTATTGCGAAGATGAAGATTCGATGGCGATTCAGGTCAAGGCGGTTGGAAATGAAAAGCTGTGCTTGTCTGTGGAAGGAAGAATCGATATAGATGGAGAATTCCATTCGGTTGGGATTTATAACCTCGAAGATATGAGGCTAATGAATGTGATTTCAGAAAGTGGGTTATACAAGATTGATTTGAATGGATTGGTGCAGATCAAGGTTGTAAACCGCGGAAGGGTAGGGAATTGCAAGGTATTCGGGGTTATGACCGGGCAGAATGGGATGAGATGATGAGGTGGTGAATCATGGAAGAGATTACGACCAGAGAGATAACAACCAATATAGTTCGGGTCTGGTTTGGGAATAGAAACATTGTCAGTGCCAAAGCGTCTTATCAGTACAATTATGGTCAGATTCTCAAGTTCGAGGATTTGCCGTTGCCTCAGGCGTATGAGGTTCATTTCAGCAATACAGATACGACAGGAACATCAGTCACACAGATTGGTGATGCAAATGGTGTCACAATCCCTGATGCGGTGTTTCTGAGCGGTCAGAACATTTATGCGTGGATTTTCCTGCATACTGGGGCGGATGATGGCGAGACCATGTTTAAGGTCATCATTCCGATTCTCAAAAGAGCAAGGCCGACCGATTTGGAACCAACCCCGGTACAGCAGGACGCAATTACTCAGGCGATTGCGGCTCTGAATGTTGCTGTTGAGCAGACGGCAGAGGATGTTATTTCTGCTGATGCAAGTGCCAAGGATTCCGAAGCATGGGCGGTCGGTACTCGTGGAGATGTTCCTGTTGAGAGCGATGACCCGACATACGAAAACAACTCGAAGTATTATGCGGGGCTTACTGCGGCTGATGCGGAACAAACGGCGGCAGATCGTGTTCAGACAGGGCTTGATCGGATTCAGACTGGTGAAGACCGGGTGCAAACAGGACTTGATCGAATTCAGACAGGCGAAGATAGAGTACAGACTGGGTTGGATAGAATCCAAACTGGTGAGGATAGAGTTCAGACAGGAGAAGACAGGGTTCAGACTGGGATTGATGCAGAGACCGCAACCGATAAGGCGCAGGAAGCAGTCGATGCGGCTGAGAGAGCAGAGCAGAGTGCGGCGAAGAGCGGATATATGTTCTTCTTCATTGATGGCAATGGGGATTTGATCTATCAGAGAACGAACAACACGGTTGTGGATTTCTACCTGAACGAAGGCGATCTTTATGTAAGGGCGGGTTAATGCTATGGACATAAATGTAAATGATAAATGGCTTGGGCATGTAACAGCATACGGATACGCCAAGTCGAAGGGATTTCAAGGCACAGAGGAAGAGTTCGCTGAGTTGATGGCATCGTATGCGGTGGTCGCACAGGAATCAGAGGATTTTTCGCTGAAGTCCGAGGGGTTCGCGATTGGAGAGCAGGACGGAACCCCGGTTTCGAGTGATTCGCCATATTACCATAACAATGCGAAATATTATGCTGAAGAGGCGAGCGGTTCGGCGGATGGGGCGGCTAGTTCTGCAAATGATGCAGATCAAGATGCGTTGAAAGCAGAGGGGTTTGCAGTTGGAGAGCATAACGGTGTTCCCGTTGAATCATCCGATGAGGCGTATCACAATAATGCCAAGTATTATTCGGAATTGTCTGCTCAGAGTGCGGCTCAGAGCGGGTATTTATGGTTTTATATCGAGAACGGTGGGTTGTATATGGATAGAACAGCGAATGCGAGTGTGACTTTCTATCTGCAAGACGGCAAGTTGTATGTAGAGGAGGCTGTTTAATGGCACAGTATTTGGGTGATGTAACCGCGTATGCGTATGCGGTATCGAAAGGATATACAGGAACAGAAGCAGAGTTTGCGGAGCTAATGGCATCGTATGCGAGCGTTGCGGAAGGTGCGAACAGGGATGCGCTGAAGTCTGAAGGATATGCGACTGGTAAGCAGGGCGGGGAGAATGTTCCGAGCACCTCACCGTATTATCAAAACAATGCGAAGTTCTACATGGGAGAGTCGGAGAATTTCTCGAATGCCGCGAGTAATTCAGCGAGCAACGCACAGGGGTTCGCGAATGATGCTTCAAATGCCGCGAGTAATGCACAGGGGTTCGTAAGCGATGCTTCAAACGCGGCAAGCAATGCTTCTGGATTCGCAAGCAATGCTTCTGGATTCGCGAATGCGGCGAGTAATGCGGCGAGTAATGCGGAAGGTTTTGCGAGTAACGCAAGCAATGCGGCAAGCAATGCACAGGCATTTGTGAGCGATGCGAGCAATGCGGCTTCCAATGCGAGTGGGTTCGCCTCTAATGCAAGTAATGCGGCGAGTAATGCGAGTGGGTTTGCAACAGCCGCGAGTGGTCATGCATCGAATGCACAGGGGTTCTCGAATTCGGCATCCTCGTTCTCGCTTGTTTCTGAGGGCTATGCGACAGGGAAACAGAATGGGGTGGATGTTGAGAGCGGGTCTCCGTACTACCAGAACAGTTCCAAGTATTATTCGGAACAGATTGCCGCTTATTACGCAATAATTACTGAGACTGAGGCACTTCTCGCGATGGTGTGAGGTGGAGCATGAGCATACAAAGTGAGATTACAAGGATTATTGATGCTCGTGATGAAGCGTTTGAGGCGGTTAAGGCAAAAGGCGTAACGGTTGAATATGGTTCAAAAATAGATGATCTTCCTCAGTACATCTTGGATATTGATACGCAGTTTGGCGATGATGTTATTTTTATAGATTATGACGGCACTGAGCTTTATAAGTACAAAGCATCGGTCGTACAGTCGATGACGGAGTTGCCTCCAAATCCGTCACATCCCGGACTTGTTGCACAGGGATGGAATTGGTCACTTGCGGAAATTAAAACACAACTTACAAATGTTGGTGGCAAAGTTTTTGTCGGTCAGATGTATAACACAGCAAGTGGAGCGACAGAGATTGATATTGAGCTTCTTGAATCGGCAAAATCGCCGTGGTTACGGTTTGCATTAAATGGAACTGCTACTGTTGATTGGGGAGATGGCTCGACACCATCGGAACTTACTGGTTCTAGTTTATCAACAAATGTCACAGAACAGCATGCTTATGCAAGTGGGGGATCATATACGATAAAGATCACGCTTAGTTCTGGAAGTAGCGGATCGTTCTTTATGGATAATAACGTGTATCGCCCCATTAATGGGAATAAAAGCGATGGGAATGCAAATGCTTCATATGCAAGTGCAATAACTGCTATTAGAATAAGCGATAGTATGGCGATAGGGAATAATTCGTTCCGCTCATGCTATAACATGAAAAATATAACGATTGCAACTGGTATAACAAGCATAGGCAAATATGCGTTTATTGGTTGTCGTTCATTGAATGCTGTTGTATTGCCTGACAGTATTACATCAATTGGACAAGAAAGTTTTAATACATCAAGCAGTTTAAAGTGTGTTTCTATTCCATTTGGTGCAATTGCGTGGGGGTCATCCGCGTTTTATGATTGCAGATCATTAGAATATATTACAATGCCTAGTGGAATGACTGGTACATTAGAGAGCGGTTCGTTTTATGATTGTTTTGCATTAAAATCAATAGTCATACCATCCGGGATTACTAAGATTAGTGGTCAGACGTTTAAGTTTTGCAGGACATTAAAGGATGTGGTATTACCAAGCGGATTGACGGAAATTTCAGGGTCAGCTTTTCATACATGCAGTGCATTAGAGCATATTGAATTCCCAAGTAGTATGAGTAGTATAGGCAGTGCAATGTTTCAGGGATGCGGATCGTTAAAAAGTGTAACATTCCCGACCACATTAAGTTCCATTAGTTACGATTCTATGTTTAAGGAATGTAATTCATTACAATCATTTACTATGCCGAGTTATATACCAAGCATAGCGGGTTCAATGTTTTATCGCAATTATAGTTTGCATGTATTTAATATCCCTACGAATGTAACAAATATTGCTCAAAGCGCGTTTTATGAATGTTATGGCATGAAGGAATATCATTTTGCATCTACTACACCACCAACATTAGATAATGTTAATGCATTTGATAAAATACAAAGTTATTGCGTCATGTATGTGCCATATAGTGCTGACCATAGCGTTTTAGAAGCATATAAAACAGCAACAAATTGGGCAACATATGCCGATTATATGCAGGAAGAACCGCAAGTGTGAGGTGATTAAATATGACAATACCAGAAGAGTTTAGCAGGATCATACATGCGAGAGGTTCTGCATATGCGGCAATTGCGGCGAAAGGTGGTACTGTTGGGGATCATGTAACAATCGAAGATGTAGCGGATTGTATAACATCTATCCCAACGAGCGGGTTAAACAATGGCGTTGGTGATGATGTTATTTTTATCGATTATGATGGCACTGAAATAGCGGCGTTTTCTGCTGAAGAGTTCCGTTTATTAAATAGTTTGCCGCCGAATCCATCTCATGCAGGATTGATCGCTCAAGGGTGGAATTGGACATTAGAACAGATAAACAATCAATTAACTAAGGTTGGCGGAAAAGTAATTGTTGGGCAAATGTATGTTACAGAAAGTGGGATGACTGAAATTGATATTACACTTACAGAAGATACAAAAAGCCCAAGTTTAATATTTGGTGTTAATGGTACTGTTGTAATTGATTGGGGCGATGGAAGTTCTGATACTGATACATATAATAACACTGGAAGCACAAGAAACATTGCTCATGAATATGCAAATGCGGGGAATTATACAATCAAAATAAATGTAACTTCTGGAGTTGGAGCGTTTTATAACTCAAGCGGCTACAATACAATATTGAGTGGCAATGCCTATACATATGGGAATATGGCATATGGCAGTAAAATAAAAGCTGTCCGTATTGGAAACAATTGGGAACTAAGAAGAAATTCTTTTTCTCGTTGTTCAAGTTTAGAGACAGTAACAATGCCAAATTCTGCATATGCAGAATGGGAAGGCAGTATATTTGAATATTGCTATGCGCTCAAGGCAATAGTAATTCCAACAGGTATAACATATGCAAGGGGTAATATGTGTTGGCATTGTTATTCTTTAGGATGTATTTCTTTGCCCGGAACATTAACAATGTTTGGTGGCAATGTATTTAGAGAATGTTATTCTTTAAAATATATCACCGTTCCATATGGAGTAACCCAAATTTCTGGTACTTCGTTTTATTTATGTCATTCTATTCAGTCAATAAGGCTACCAGATACTATAACAACGTTTGAATGCACACAAATGTGTGATGGTTGTTATGCTTTGAATGAGTTTGTATTTCCTAATGGGATTACAAAGATTTATAATAAAACATTTTATAATTGTGGTGCATTAAAGTCTGTTGTCATACCAAACACGGTTGAAAGTATTGATTCTTCAGCGTTTTATAATTGTTCTTCATTAGAATCTATCGTCATCCCAAACAGCGTGAAAAACATTGCAAATGATGTTTTTGACCTTTGCATTGGTTTAAAATCTGTTGTTCTCCCAACGAATGAAGAATTCTATACAATCAAAGGAAGCCTATTTTTGAGTTGTAGGTCGTTATCAAAATTGACGATACCAAGCAGTGTTGATGGAATTAATGGTCAGGCATTTAAAGGATGTAATAGCATGAAGGAATATCATTTCCTCAGAACAAGTCCCCCTACACTTAGTGCAACAACCGCATTTGATAATATCCCAAGTGATTGCATCATATATGTTCCATATTCTTCAGACCATAGTATACTTACCGCTTATCAAACGGCAACGAATTGGTCAACCTACGCCAGTTATATGCAGGAGGAGCCGCAATGAGCATACAAGATGAAGCTACAAGAATAATTAGTGCCCGTGATAATGCTTTCAACGCTGTAACTGCGAAGGGAGTAACCGTTGCACAAGGATCAAACATTGATGATCTTGCAGGATATATCATGGAGATCGAGACAAACGATGGAGATGATGTGATATTCATCGACTATGATGGCACAGAATTGTATAAGTACAAGGCAAGTGTGTTCCAGAGCATGACAGAACTGCCGCCAAATCCGACCCATACAGGATTGATTGCACAGGGTTGGAACTGGACTTTGGCGCAGATCAAGGAACAGTTGACGGATGTCGGCGGTAAGATTGTGGTTGGGCAAATGTACGCGACTGAGAGTGGAGCAACCGAGTTGGATGTGGTTATACCATGCGATAATGTTACCCCATGTTTTATGATGGCATTGAATGGCAGTGGGAGAATTGATTGGGGTGACGGAACGATAGACAGTGTTACTGGGAGCAGTCTCTCATCAAAAATATACCCGTATCATACATATGAGAATGGCGGGTCATATACAATAAAATTTTATGTTGATTCTGGAAAAGTTGCATTTGGTTATAATAATAATCGAGTATATAAAATATTTGTTTCTCCAACGCAGAGAAACGTTAATAATATGAATGTACCGTATTCAAGTATGATTATTAATGCAAGGATTGGTAACAATGTAGAATTTATTCAATGTGTATTTAATGAGTGTTATAATCTTCGCACTGTTACATTACCTATGGAGATTGCTCAATTCTCTAACTATATATTTTATTATTGCAATTCTTTGGTTGCTGTTGTTATTCCCCCAAATGTTACAAGTATCGGTACTAATGCGTTTGAAGGAGATCGTAATTTAAAATATGTTTCTATTCCGTTTACTTGTAAGGACTTTGGAAATAATAGTTTTTTGAGTTGTGAGTGGTTATATTGTTTTACTTTACCTAAAGGGTGTTCATTACAACAGGGTGTAATACAATACGATAATATTAAATATGTAGTTATACCAACAGGAGTAACATCAATTCCTGCTAATACGTTTCGAGGAAACAGGCTGTTACAATCAATGTCTTTACCAGATACAATAACAGGTATTGGTCAATATGCCTTTGAATCATGCAGTTCATTAAATGAGATTAATATACCAAATGGTGTTACAGCAATTAGCACTAAAGCTTTTCAGAATGACTATGTATTAAAGGCATTAACACTTCCTCCAAATATAACAACAATATCAGAGTATCTTTGTTCTGCGTGCTATGCATTGAGCAGTGTTAACATACCACATGGAGTAACAAGCATTGGTAAGGGCGCTTTTCTCAATTGTTACATGCTAGTATCTATAACAATTCCTAGCACTGTAACTTCCATCGGAGACATGGCGTTTGGTGGTTGCCAAAGTATTAAAAATTGTCATATTTTACCAACGACCCCGCCTACTCTTAATACGGCGACTGTTTTTACAAGTTTGCCATCAGATTGCATTATGTATGTTCCATATAGCGAAGATCATAGTATTTTGGAATTATATAAAACATCAACGAATTGGTCGGCGCATGCTAACCGAATGCAGGAGGAACCGCAATGAGTGTATCAGGACAGATAACAAGGATTGGCAATGCAATAGGCTCTTCATTTGCGGCAATTATAGCAAAGGGAGTTGATGTGAAAAATATTAATTCCCCTGATAGCTTATCGCCCGATATTGCATCGATTTCGACAAATGGATTAAACAATCTTGTTGGGAGAGATGTTATTTTCATTGATTATGATGGGACAGAAGTTGCTACATATTCTGCGGAAACATTTCAAAGATTAACTGCATTGCCTCCTAATCCGAAGCACGATGGGCTTGTTGCGCAAGGTTGGAATTGGACTCTTGATCAAATAAACAATCAATTATCAAAAGTTGGTGGGAAGGTTGTCGTTGGTCAAATGTATACAACTCAGAGCGGAGCCAGTGAAATTGATTGCATAATTCCAGAAGAACGAAAAGATATAGCGTTAGACTTTGGAGTTAATGGCACGGCAACAATCGATTGGGGCGATGGAACAACAGAAACCACAACTGGCATTAGTCTTGGAACCCATCAAAACAAACGACATGTTTATTTGACTGGGGGGCAGTACACAATAAAAATCGTTGTCCAAGATGGGGATGAAATGGCCTTTATTAATCATGATGGTTCTCTGAATTTAATAAATGGCAAACATATTACCGCTTATGCCTCTGCATATTTTCAGATGATAAAAGCTGTTCGTGTAGGTAAAAATGTGATAAGTTTTGATCATGATGCTTTTCATGATTGCGGGTGTCTTGAAACTATCACAATACCTAATACAGTGGTTGAAATTAATTCGTCTAATTTATTTTATAGATGCTATTCTTTAAATGCGCTTGTATTGCCAACAGGGGTTGAAATTATAAGTGATAATTTAATTAGGAGCGACTTAAAGTTAAAATATATATCGATCCCACCAAGTGTAACGAGTATTGGAGATTATATTTGTTATGATGATCGTTGTATAGAAGCAATTACAATACCTTATGGTGTTACAACATTAGGCGTGGCATCATTTCAAAATATAGAGCAACTCATATCTATTGTTGTACCAAATACTGTTACTAAAATAAAACAATCTTGTTTTAAAAATTGTGTAAATGTTGAAGAAATTATATTGCAAAACAATCAGATTGATATTGATGATTCTGCGTTTGGAGGGTATGCAAAATTAAAATCTGTTGTATGGCGCAATAATAAGGTTCCTAGTAATGCTTTTAACCAGTGCTCTTCGCTTAGCGACATAACATTAATCGATGTTACGGAAATAAGAGCTTCTGCATTCTACCAATGTTGTTCAATTTCTTCAATTAATCTTCCCGAAGGGCTTGTTAGTATATTGAATAATGCGTTTAATGGGTGCATTTCATTATATAGGGTTGACATACCCAGCACCGTAACGAAAATAGAAAGTGGAGTATTTATTGGTAACAGAGGGATAATGGAATATCATTTGTTGCCTGAATCTCCTCCAACGCTCGATAATATAGACGCATTTCAAGATATTGCAAGTAGTTGTATTATATATGTCCCTTATTCAGAAGATCATAGTATATTAAACGCTTACCAGACAGCAACAAACTGGTCAACATATTCAAATTATATGCAGGAGGAACCACAATGATTAAAGAAGAAGTTTTGTCCGAAAGGCTAGTCCGTCATTATTCTGACGCGAATTTCAAAATTCGTCAGATCGAAACCGGGGCAGTCTATGATGAGGCAGTGGACGTTATTCCGTGCCGTTACACCTATGAAGAAACCGATGAGCAGATCGGTGGAGATGAGGAAGTCACACCCGAAGAAGCCCTTGAGACATTGGAGGAGATTCTATGAAGAAATCTAAATTTGATGCGTTCATTAAGTCGGTTCGCACGATTCGTGATATCGCAGATGATGAGACTGCGGTTGAGATCGTTGGCATGTATCCTGACTGGAAAGAAGGGATAGCGTATGCAGTAGCAGAGAAGGTCGTATATAAGGGAATTCTGTATCAGTGTCTTCAGGCTCACACATCGCAGTCCGATTGGATGCCCGATGTAGCGGTTTCGCTGTGGGCGAAGGTTCTGGTTGATCCGAGTGGAGAGATCAAGGAATGGGAACAGCCGAGCAGTACGAACCCGTACATGAAGGGCGATAAGGTCAAGCACAATGGTCATACATGGGAAAGCTCGATTGATAACAATGTCTGGGAGCCGGGAGTGTATGGTTGGGATGAGATCGAATAAATAGAGGGAAAGTGAGTTTTGGTAAACCCGCATGAAAGTGCGGGTTTATTTCGTTTTGGAGATTTTTAACAGGAGCGGTGATGCGATATGTCGATTGTCGTTTATGAAAACAATTTAGGTCACGTTACGGCGTATGCGTATGCGAAGTCCAAGGGGTATCAGGGAACTGAAGAGGAATTCGCGATTGAGTTGGCGAGATGCGGCGGTGGTGCGCTTGTAGCAGAGGGGTTCGCGGTTGGAGAGCAGGACGGGGTTCCTGTTACGAGCGAATCACCTTATTACCATAACAATTCCAAGTATTATGCCGAACAGGCAGGACAGTCAGCGACCGATGCGGAAACAGCAAAGGGATTGGCTGAAGATGCCAAGGATTTGGCACAGGGGTATGCACAGGATGCGTACAATGATGCGGAGAGGGCTGAACAGGCGGCAACCACAGCAGGATATATGGAGATGCAGATAGATGAGAATGGGCATTTGATTTATACAAGAACAGATCAGGTGGGAGTTGATTTCGATATTAACAACAATGGACATTTGATTATGGAGAGTGTGGCATGAGTACAATTTCAAAAGATTTAGGTATTGTATCGGCGTATGGGTATGCAAAGTCTAAGGGATATGCCGGGACAGAGGAAGAATTCGCAATAGATATGGCGAGGGGAACTGATTCCTCGTTTGAAGCAGAGGGCTTTGCGGTCGGGGAGCATGGTGGAGTTCCTGTTGAGAGCGGTTCGCCATATTATCACAATAACGCCAAGTATTATTCAGAACAGGCAGGAGGATCATCCAACTCTGCGAGTAATGCGGCGAGCAATTCGGCAATATCCGCAAATGATTCTGAGAGGAGTGCATTGAAGTCTGAGGGCTTTGCTGTTGGGAAACAGGATGGTGCGCCTGTAACGAGCGGAAGTCCGTATTATCAACATAACGCCGAGTATTTCTCTGGGATAGCGAGTAATGCGGCGAGCAATGCAATCAGTGCCGCTTCTAATGCAGGGAGCTTTGCTTCTAATGCGAGCAATGCCGCTTCTAACGCAAGTAATTATGCTTCTGATTCCAGTAATGCGGCAAGCAATGCAAGCAATGCCGCGTCAAATGCAAGCAATTCGGCTACAAATGCAAGAGGATTTGCAACGAATGCAAGCAATTCCGCAACTCTTGCAGGAACAAAAGCGAATGATGCATCGAATTCTGCAAGCAATGCGGCGAGCAGTGCTTTGGTTTCTGAAGGGTATGCAATCGGAAGACAGAATGGAAGCGCAGTTGCGGGAGGATCACCGTATTACAAGAACAATTCGTTGTATTTCTCTGAGTTGGCAGGGAATGCGGCAAGCAATGCAAGCAATGCGGAAACGAATGCTGTTAATGCCGCTTCTAACGCGAGCAATTCTGAAACGTTGGCAGGGGGATATGCTTCCAATGCCAGTAATGCGGCTTCTAACGCAAGTAATTCCGCAACGAGTGCAAGTGGGTTTGCGTCTAATGCGAGCAATTCTGCATCGGATGCGAGCAATTCTGCGACAAGTGCGAGCGGGTTTGCTTCTAATGCCAGTAATGCCGCTTCAAATGCGGAAACTAATGCTTTGAAATCTGAGGGGTTCGCGGTAGGGAAGCAGAATGGCACAGATGTAGCGAGTGGGTCTGATTATTATCAAAACAATGCCAAGTATTTCGCGCAACAGGCAAGCAACAGTGCGGGTTCGGTGCTTGGTCTGGATGCTGAAGCGAGCGTGGATGCGAATGTCGGAACACCGTCTGTCGGAGTGACTGTAACGACCGTGAACAACAATAAGCATATGGCGTTTGCGTTCCATAATCTGAAAGGTGTTTCTGGAACAACGCCCGATATTTCGGTTGGAACAGTTTCTACGCTTCCTGAGGGATCGAATGCAACAGCGAGCATTACTGGCACTGCGGAGAATCCTGTGCTGAATCTTGGCATTCCGACTGGCGCGACTGGTCAGAGCGGTGTTCCTGCGGGTGGATCGCTTGGGTATCTGATTGCGAGCGATGGCAATGGAGGAACGGTTTGGGAGCAGATCGAGACTACGGCACAGCAGGGGAATGTGCATCCGATTACATCTGGCGGAGTGTATCAAATTGTCGGGGATATAAACACGATTCTTGCATCGATTTGAGGTGATGTGAATGAGTACAACAGCAGATGAATTGAACAGAATAATAAGTGGTCGAGATTATGCATTTAATGCTGTTATAGATAAAGGCTTGTTGGTTGATCCTGATGATGATATTGAGGATTTGGCGGGATATATCGACAATATACCATCGACAGGGTTGGGCGATTCGACTGGCAGAGATGTTATTTTCATCGATTATGACGGAACCGAAGTTTATAGTTACTCTGTGGCAGGGGCAATGTCTTTAAGAACGTTGCCGAAGAATCCTGCTCATTCTGGCCTTGTAGCACAGGGATGGAACTGGACGCTTGATCAGATTAAATATCAGATTGAGAATGTTGGCGGAAAGGTTATTGTCGGACAGATGTATACCACGGAAAGCGGTGCTACCGAATTGGACATTGTGCTTTCTGAAGAAAGAAAAGAACCTTATTTAAGATTTGCGCTTAATGGAAGTGCAACAATCGATTGGGGAGATGGAAGTACAGAGACAGTAACTGGCACTTCACCCAATGTTCCCGGCAATCATTTTCACGCATATGTTTCTGGAGGGGCATATATGATCAAGGTGCTCGTTACATCTGGGAAAGCTGTTTTCAGAACAGATTCTGAATCACAGCATGTGCTTACAATGGGAAGTGATTATTCTGACTATGCGAATCGGGTATATTCAAATACTTTGGAGGCAGTTCGTGTTGGGAATAATACTCAAGTTGGGCCGTATGGGTTTTACAAGTGCAATTATTTAAAAACCATTACTCTTCCGATAAATGCGGCACAAACGAGAGATAATAATTGGCCTACTTGGGGATATGATAATGCATTTAGCTATTGCACTTCGCTCGCTTCCATTACGTTCCCTGTTAGTGAAAATACTGTGTTGACGAAAAATGCGGTTACCTATTGTAGGTCTTTGCAATTTGCATCGATTTCGTATGGGACTACAAGCATTCAAGGTTCAGCATTTGGTAGTTGCACATCGCTTCGAGAAATCGCAATACCATATGGAACCGAAAAATTTCACGATTATGTGTTTGATTCGTGTGTTACGTTGGAAGAACTAATTTTCCCCAATACTGTTACTTCTGCTGGCACGGCTGTTGCAAGGTATTGTCGTTCAATAAAAAATCTCGTTCTTTCAAACAGGGTTACAAGCATTAATCAGCAAAGTTTCATGGAATGTCAAGGGCTTAAAACGATAACGATACCGAGTAGTTGTACGAAAATGGAAAATGCGTCATTTCAATCGTGCATCGCGCTTGAAGAAGTTAAAATTCTTAATGATCAAATGGTTTCTCCGACTACTGGTAACACGTTTAAATCGTGTGGTGCGTTGTTAGGATTTACGATCCCGAATGGATTCACTGATATACAGCCCGGGACATTCTCTAGCTGTGTATCCATTCCATCATTTACAATTCCTAGTGGGGTAACAGAATTAAGTGGTAATTCTTTTGAAAGTTGCCGAGGCGTTAAAGAATATCATTTATTGCCCGAAACGCCTCCAACATTGGAGAGTTCGGTTTTCCCTAACATCTCAAGCGATTGTATTTTTTATGTTCCGTATTCTGAGGATCACAGCATTTTGAATGACTATCAGACCGCAACGAATTGGTCAACCTATGCAAGCAGGATGCAGGAGGAGCCGCAATGAGCATACAAAGTGAAGCAACAAGAATTATTAATGCTCGTGATGATGCATTTGATGCGATTGGAGATAGGGGCGTAACTGTTCCGAGTGGATCGAAAATTGACAGTTTATCAACATACATTTCTCAGATTCATACAGAAAATGGTGTTGGGAATGATGTGATTTTCTTTGATTACGATGGGACAGAAATTGCGTCATATTCTGCAAGCGCAGTACAAAATATGTCTTCATTGCCGCAGAATCCTACGCATACTGGGCTTGTTTCTCAGGGTTGGAATTGGACGCTTGAGCAGATTAAAACTCAACTTGTAAATGCCCCCGGTGGGCAGGTGTTTGTTGGTCAGATGTATTTAACTGAGAGTGGAGCGACAGAAGTTGATTTCGTGTTGCCCGAAGAAAGAAAAAGCCCTTATTTGAGATTTTCTTTGAATGGAACGGCAGAAGTGGATTGGGGAGATGGATCAACATCAACGATCACCGGGAATAGTTTGACTGACAATATCAGCCAACAACACAATTATGCTTCTGGAGGAGCATATACAATAAAAATCACAATACCTTCTGGAAGTTCTGGTGTAATCATGATGAACCCTAATGCACATTCGTTATTGACAAGGAATTCCAGTACGGGAGATGAAAACAGGGTTTATTCCAGTACAATGAAAGCTGTGCGGATTGGGAACAACATGGGTTTGGGCATCCATGCGTTCAGAGCTTGTTATAATATTAGATATATTACAATACCAAGTACAGTAACATCGTTTTCTGAAGCCGCGTTCCGCAATTGTTATTCTCTTAAGACAATTACTGTTCCTAGCGGATGTACGAGCTTACCTAAAGATTTTGCGTATAATGGGGTAACGTTAAAGTATGTTTCTGTTCCGGTTGAGGTTCAATCTGTGGGGGAGACCGCATTTTATACTAATTATTCTCTTGTTGGGTTTACTTTTTTACCCGGAATGCAGTTAAACACGAATTCTATTTTTCTGGGCAACAGATTTAAGAATATTGTTATTCCTAATGGGATTACTTCGATTGCTAATAATGTTTTTCAGATTGCTTATTGCTTGGAGAGTGTTACGTTACCAAATGGACTTACAAAAATAGGGAATAACGTTTTTAGAGATGTTTATACACTTAAATCAATTAATATCCCTAGCGGTGTTACATCAATTGGAGAGTATGCTTTTAATTCGTGCATGATACAAAACATTAATTTGCCTAGCGGAATAACAACAATTAATAAATATACTTTTGCTACTTGTACTGCGTTGGTTAGTGTTGAGATACCAAGCAATGTAACAAGCATTAAAGAAGGAGCATTTTCAAATTGCTGTAAGTTAACTAAAATCACAATTCCGAGCTTGGTGACTTCGATTGATACAAAAGCTTTTAACAATTGCTTCGGGTTCAAGGAAATACATTTGCTCCCGACTACACCGCCCACATTGGGGAATACGAGTGCTTTTACTCTCATAAGCGATTGCATCATGTATGTTCCATATTCTGAGGATCACAGCATTCTGACCGCATATCAAACAGCAACGAACTGGTCATCATTTGTGAGTTACATGCAGGAAGAACCGCAATCGTAGGTGATTGGGTGTGAGAATCTTATGGGTTCATCTTTTATGGATAATCCCGCTTAGTGCATGGGTGGGATTTTTTCTTTGCTGTTTAATGTGGATTAATAAGGAAGATAAATAACATTAAAGACCCGATTCGAGAAATACGGTTGGGGCTTTTTATCATAAAAGTCCAGATGCGAAAGCAAGGAGGGTTAAAAATGGACTGGGAAGAAGTATTAGCGTATGTCGTTGAGACATTGCTAAAAATCGTGGTGATGTTGGTCATTCCGTACATTGCGGTATTGATCAAACAGAAGGTTGACAATCAGGTTTTGAATTCGTACATTTCTGATGCTTTGGAGGTGGTTGCGAGCGGAGTTACTTTCATCAATCAGACTTTTGTAAATGGACTCAAAGCCGAAGGGAAGTTCGACAAAGAAGCTCAGGAAAGGGCATTCCTTGAGTGCAAAGAGTATGTGCTGAAACTGTTGTCGGATGCGTCAAAGGATGCGATTATCAAGTCTTGCGGTGATCTTGAGACATGGATTCAGGTGCACATAGAAAGTATGGTGCTAATGTATAAGTGAGGCGAGAAGGATGAGCATGGCAGTGAAAGATATTATCCTTCCGATAGTCCTTGCGATGTTTGGAAGTGCAGGGTTTGCTTCGTTCGTGAATTATCGAATCGAGGTAAGCAGAGAGAAGAGAAAGGCGAAGGAGAGCAACCCTCTCGATGTTGGGATGCGGTTGTTGCTCCAAGATCGTATTGAATGGCTTTGTATTAAGTTCATCAATGCGGGAGAGATCAAATGGAATGATCTTAAATGGCTTAGACAGGCGCATGCTTGTTATAAGACATTGAAGGGGAATGGCGATTTGGACGAGTTGTTTGAAACGGTCGAACAGTTGAAGATCATATATCCTCCTAAAAAGTAGGTTGTTTGTAGCCGGGGCGTAATGCCCCGGTCTTTTTTTAGTTTTGGGAAAATATATTATTCCATATGGCAATTTCCTGTTGCAAATACTATCACATTGTGTTACTATAATGGTGCCGGGGGCAATAGCCTCTGGCGGGAGGAGGTAACGAGATGAGGAAGTTTGAGGTGCTTTCTGTTTCTGAGTCCCTTCTTTCTTATAAGAACGAAGTGAGCAATGAGGAGTATTTCGGGGTTCTGCCCGGTCTGCTTCATGGATGGCAGTTCGAGTTCTCCAAGAACGGTGAGACCAATTACAGCAGTGTGACTTGGTACTTTGGTTCTCCTGAGGAGTTTGCCGCTCATGAGTGGGCGTTCGAGATGGAACGTTGGAATGGTTGGGAACCGACAGGCCGCGTTGTCTTCCGTGGGTATGGCAGGGAGTATTGGTGGAGCGAGGAGCGTGAAATGTGTGTTGAGGCGGCTCCTGTCTCTTGGATTCAGGAGGCGATTGCCGAGAAGATGCAGGGGGGTCTGAGCGTGTCCTCCGAGCCGTATGAGTATGAGGAGTATGAAGAGCTTGAGCGGAAGTGGGCGTGAGGAGGTAACGAGATGAATTATGTATGGATGACTTACTACCATTCCCTTTACAAGAGGAATGTGACGGAGCTTGTTTGCGGCGTGATTAAGTTTTCTGAAGGCATGTGCCTTTTCAAGAGCGGTGGGCATGGGTATGCGATTCCTGTTCATAGCATTGTGAGCATTGAGCCTGTTGAATGAGGAGGTAACGATATGAGTTGTGTTCGGAGCTGTGAGAATTGCAGAAACCGTTGCAGGATGATTTGGGGAGAATGGGATAATTGCCTGACCTATGAGATGGCTGAAACGGATGCAGAAATGCGGAAGGCGGCGAAGGGGTGTGGCATGTATGAGGAAGGGAACCCGTTTGATGATGGATACACTTCTGCGACTCGCGGAGATTATGGCCCTAGCAACCCGTGGAATGCACCGGGCATGAGCATTCACGACTTCATTTGAGGAGGTAACGGCATGCTGAACACGATTAGTTGCAATGTTTCGGAGGCTCTGGCGTTCGCTGATGCGGCGGATGCAATGGTTCAGAAGTATGGTTGGCAGGACATGAATGTTTACCCGTATTCGTTCCCGATAAAGGTGACAAAGGTTATTTCGGACATTCGGGATTTCCCGGTTTGCACAAAGGGTTCTCAGGAGTACCTTGTTTCTCTCGCGAATGGATTGGCGAAGGTTCTGAATTCGTGGGAAGAGTATGAGTTGCAAGAGAAGATTGAGCTTCAGGACACGAGCACCGGGACAGTTTTCAAGCTCTCTAAGAGCGATGAGGATTTCATTCAGGAATTGGTTGATCGTGGTCTTGTGATTAGGGTTTGATAGCATGCCTATTCCCAATAAGCGATAAGCCGTAGGCGATAGGGGTGGGAACGAAAAGGGATAACCACCCTTTTTAAAGGAGGTAACGATATGGCGTGGGTGATTAACACGAAGGAAGATTATGACAAGGCAATGGAGGAGTTGGAGAATAGGAAGTTCCTCGCTGAGATGTCTGATGATTTCAGTTGTTGGGAAAGGGAAACCTCAAAGATTTACCGGGAAATGTGGGATGTTAAAAGTCAGGCAGAGGCAAAGGGGATCATTGCCTCTTAACTATTCATATGGAGGTAACAGAAATGGGCTGTGAGTATTGCAAGCATTGTCGTGTGTGCGAGGTGACTCGTGACCGTTATGGAGTTCTGATGGTTCCTTGCGATCATATTCGCATAGAACCCGATGATGAACCTTCTTCGCCTATTGTTACATGTGGTAATTGTGCAAAAAGAAAAACATGTGAGCTTTATATACATTACGGTAATGATAAAGATTATTGTAGCCATGCTGTTTTAGAGCAATAAAGAATTGGCGGAGCCTGAGTGCGAGCTTTGGTATGACATGGATGACGAAGATTGTGAAGGATTCAAGTTCGAGGAACCCTATGGCTACCGGGATCGGTAGTTTCGTCTGGAATATTGGGGGTTGCAATTATTAACACAATGTGATATAATGATAGTGTGAGTTAGATTTTGTGTTGGGAGGTAACGAGATGGGAGCGAGACGGTATGTTTACTTTCAGCCAAACAAAAAAGACTTAAAGGATGAGTTTGGGGATTGCACGGTTCGGGCGTTAGCGAAGACGTTGGATGTGAGTTGGATTGAGGCATTCGATAAGATGATTCCAATTTGCAGGAGGGAGCAAGTGCCAAATGTGTTTTATGCCCCTGCAAAAATTAAGAATGCGTTCATGAATGAGCTTGGTTTCGATTATGTTGGGATAAGCAACAAAACTGGGTCGAAGAGGCCTACTGTTGATGAGTTTGCGAGAGACCACAAGGTTGGTCGGTTCATTTGCAATGTTGCGAACCACGAAGTCGCGGTTGTTGATGGGAAATATTACGATACTTGGGACAGCGGTCATAAGAGCCTGTACGGGTACTATGTGCTGAGAGGGGGTAACTGAGATGCTGAAGTATTATAAGATGTCCAAGGAAACATTTGAGGAGAAAGAGATTGATTACGATGAGGCGTTAAGAACGCTTCTGAGTACATGGAGGGATTCTGATTGCACTCGCGATATGCTGACGATTCAGAACAATATAGAGTGCAGATATTCTTGGATCAGGGTGGATGACCCTGATGAGAAATTGAAACCGATGCCCGGATTGTTTAACCTTGCGCCAGAGGGCGTTGAGTATGACGAGGTTACTTGGAACAGAATTAACAAGTGATGTTGGGGCGGATGCCCGCCCCTTTTCCTTTCGGTATTCCAACTGGAAAAATAAATGTTGCTAGTAAGACCACAATGCGGTACATTAAAGACATGGATGGAAAGAGTGATTTTCAGTATTCATATTCAAGACCTAAAGATGTTCCGTGCAAGAAAGATTGCCCGGATCGGACACCCGGATGCCATGATGGATGCGAGAAGTATCAGGAATGGCGAAAGAAACTGGATGAGATTCGTGAGGCCGAGGGAGAGAAGACTAGGACAAAGAACGAACATATTCATCAGATCATTCGAGAGAGGGCGAAGAAATACAGGCG